TGATATGTTGGTCAAGGGAAAGTAATGCTTCTGTACGCCAAGATAGCCGCTGCCGTGATTGCATTGGGCATTGCTTATTGGCAAGGCTATTCGACGATGAAAGACAAGCACCTGCTTTTTGTTGCAGAGGTTAAGGCTGTGGGCGAGGCACAAGAGGCTGCTAATCGTAGTGCCGTTGAGATTGCGGAAGTCATCACAGAATCAGTCAAGGAAAATTATGAGAATCAAATTGCTAGTCTGCGTACTAAGTACAATTCTGTTGGGAGGGTGTGCGACATCAATCCCAACAGCGGTAAAGTGTCCGCCGTTCCCAAACCCACCAGCGGAACTTATGACCCCACCACCGACTCAAAACTTATTGTCAACTGCGCCGAAACAACTGCACAGCTTGAAGCGCTCCAAAAATGGGTAAAGAAACAAAGTGAGGTAAAAAGATGATTACGCAACAAGAATTGTTGGATCGTTTTGAATACCGCAACGGTGAGTTAATCCGTAAAATAAACAATAAACCTATGAAAGGCATGAGTAATTCTGGTTATCTGCGCGCCAACATTAACGGAACGATTTATTTAGTTCATCGTCTTATTTTTATGATGCATTACGGTTATTTGCCAAAGTACATTGATCATATTGATGGTAATACTGTTAACAACAATATTGTAAATTTAAGAGATGCATCGCTTTCAGAAAATGCGTGGAATCGACGAATTAATAAAAATTCCGTTACTAAAGTAAAAGGGGTTAGATTGCACAATTGCGGCAAATACCAAGTTAGATTACAAGTTAACAAAAAAAGTATGAATTTTGGTTTATATAACGATTTAGAACTTGCAGAATTAGTTGCTACCGAAGCTAGAAATAAATATCACAAGGAATTTGCAAATCATGGCTATTAATAATTGGAAGCAGGCGTTTGAGCAGATGCTGGCAAGTGAAGGCGGGTTTACCGATGACACCCGTGATCCAGGCAATGCCCTGCCTGATGGTCGCGCAGGCTCAACCATGCTTGGCGTCACCCAGTACAACTGGGAGCAACACATTGGACACCAAGTCACGCACGATCAGATGCGTAAACTGACTCCTGCTGATGTCGAGCCACTGTACAAAAAGAAGTACTGGGACGCTGTTCGCGCTGACGAACTGCCAAGCGGGATTGATTATATGATTTTTGACATGGGTGTTAATTCAGGTCCAGGCCGCGCCATTAAGTTGTTGCAGTCTGCCGTAGGCGTTCCTGCTGATGGTGGGCTTGGCCCGATCTCAATGGCGGCTGTCTTGGCTGCTGACCCTGTTGAACTGATTGAAAAGTTCAGCGCAGAAAAAGAAGCCTTTTACCGCAGCCTCAAAACATTTGAGACATACGGCAAAGGCTGGCTAAATCGTGTTGCTGCAGTCAAAGTTAAAGCCAATTCAATGTTAGCGTAAGCCTGGTACCCAGCCGAATTTGCGCCATGTCTTTTGGACATCGGTAGCAGCGGCTGGGACGTAGACGAAATTAGGATCGTCGGTCAAAGGGCATGGCAGCTTCTTCATGCAGCGATCATTTGTGTCGCACAAGATGATGTGTTCGCAAACACAGATGTCTTTAGTCGTAGTGTACATAGCGTAGTTTCCCTGAAATGGCGATTAGTTCCGGTTGATGTTTCTTAGCTTTCTCTGCTGCTAGTTTTAATGCTGGTGGTAACTTGTAAGGCTTCACGTCGTTCAATTTCTCTGTTGACATACCACACCGCCTTTTTTAAGTCTTCAATTGCGTCGTGTTTGAGATCAGCGCGCCAAATATACTTTACTGCATTACCCAAGCAAAAGTTCATAGTTTCTGTAATCTGGATACATTCCACGCCAGACGGGTGTGCTGTGTAGTGGGGTGGGTGGTTGACCAAATCGTTAATCTCTCTAAGCGTGTCGCGCGCAATGTCGCCTACGGTCATAGGGTTCATGGTGTTGTGGCCTCCTTCAGTATTTCAATCCGTTCGCGCATCACGCGCAAAGTGTTGCCACGCTGATGCAAGCGCAGGATCATAGACGCCCTGCGTGGTCCGTTAAGTTCTTCCTCTAGCAACGCAAACACCTCGTCTTCCGACAAGCTGCTCAGTCTGCTATTCAGATTTCGCCAAGTGGTTTTCAATTTTCTTCTCCAAGTCATGTATGGTTCGGTGGGTGTTGTTAAGCGCGCGCACGACAGCCCTCGCATGACGCCCATGTATCTTAAGTTCTGCCTTCGCAGCTTTTAGTTTGGCATTCCATAAATCTAATCTTTTCATGCTATCTCCGTAAATAACCACGCTGACGCAGGGTCTGGGTGCGGGTGAAACCGCTCCATAAATTTAATGTGTTCGCCGTGTTGAAACGAATAATCTTTTGAATGTATCGTGGACACCCATCCGTTGTTAGGCGCCACAGGCGCGTAGGGGTCGTAGTCTTTGCGTTTGGTAAGCGCCCTTCTTGCTGCGTCTTGTTTTGATTTTCTCTTAGCGACAAGCACAACAGATTCACCCCCACCTAATTTATATGCCTTGGTCATAACACCGTGTTTACCCTTGCGCCACTCACACACATAAATATGACCCATATCTTCTAACAAGCGCAGATGCTTAGACGTAGCTTTAGTCTCTGACCCGACCTCTAACGCAATCTCGGCTGCCGTCATACTTGGTCGTGTTTTAAGAAGATCAATAATTGTTTGCTGCTTGGGGCTAATCATTTCGGCTCCTTCTTTAAGCAACGGTCGTATAACTCGCAACGCTCTGGGTTGGCGCAGTCACACTTAATTAGTTTTACTTGGTTGGCTGCGCTCCATCCAGCGCACCACGCTTTGTATGCAAACCCTTGTGACTTCGTGCCTTCTAAGCTGTCGTACCAAAGGCTAAACAACACATCTTTATTCATTTCAACGCCTCCATAGCGATGTCAGACACGGCGCGCTTGTCATGCAACGCGCCCCAAATTTTCTCATCAACAGTTTTGTTGGTGAGCATTATATAAACCCAGACATCGTGCTGTTGTCCTGATCGGTGCAGTCGTCCGACGGTCTGCTCGAACAACTCAAGACTCCAAGGCAGTGACAGAAAGACCATCCGGCAACCGCCGTGTTGCAAGTTAAGACCGTGGCCTGCTGACTTGGGGTGGACAAGTAGCAACTCCACTTCTCCCGCATTCCAGCGTTCGATAGCGCGGTCATCGTCAAGGGTGACGGCGTGTTTGTATCGGCGCTTGAGTTCTGCAAGTTCTTCTTTGTAGTTGTAGGCGATGATGGTGTTGGCACGTTGATTCTCCTGAAGTAAATCATCTAGCGCATCAAACTTATGCTTGCTAAACCAAATGGGCGTTTGTGTAACCGCAAACTTACCTGGTGCGTCACTCGCCACGCTTGTGGTGTCATAGACAAAGCCAGACGCCATCTGTTGCAGCTTGCCTGTCACAACCGCTGCGTTAATGGCTGCGATTTGACTGTCACCAAACTGCACCACAAAGTCTTTCTTCATGGTGTTGTACTCAGTCATCACCATGTCGCAGCGCATCTCGACCATGTGACAGGGCGGCAGCTTATCGGCGTATTCGCCCGCCTCTAGTACATAGGTAGCGGGCTTGATGACATCCATCACGCGCTTAAGCGATCCTGGGCGCGGCATCCACTCACCGTACTCAGGGTTCATCAGTACAAAGTATTGTTGCATGAACGCACCCTTGCTGCGCCCTAATAGTTTTTGATCGACAATCTTGCATTGCCCGAACACGTCTTCTAGGCCGTTAGAGGTAAACGATCCGGTTAAGCCCCAACGCACACCCATCTTATCAATCACTTTATTGAGCGCCTTAAAGCGCGCGCCTGATGGGTTCTTAAGTCGTGTCAGTTCGTCAAACACAATGGCATCAAAATTTAATTCTTGCTCAGACAGCCATTGCAAGTTGTCGTAGTTGGTGACCACGATGTCGCTGTGTGATCTGAGCGCAGACAAGCGTTCAGCGGGCGTGCCAACAGCCACACGCATATACAAGTTTGGTGCCCACTTCAATACTTCAACTGGCCACACATCCGTACACACGCGCTTAGGTGCAAGCACTAAGAATCGACGCACGATCTTATCGTTCAGCGCGTTCTTCATAGCGGTTAAGGTGATCGCAGTCTTTCCTGCGCCCACGGGTGCCAAAATCATCGCACGATCACTCTCGTATAGAAAGTTAGCCGCGTCATTCTGATAGGGTCTTAGTTCCATTGGTCTGCCATCGCTTGCGCGATCCCCGTGTATGTTTCGCTGCGGATTTTCCAACGGTCTTCGCTTGGTGGCAAACGGTTCTGCCCGCTATCGGTTTGGTTTGCCCAACGCTTCTTACCGTTCACGATACGCGGCTCAACAATGTCAGTAGGTGTGAGCAGAGGTAAATTTTTTAACCACAAACAGGTGCGCTTGCTTGCGTCATGCCCGAACTGCCACGGGTTGATGATCTGATCTGGCTTGCGGATGCGGCTAGAGATTACGCTGATCGGGTTCTCAACCGCGATGCGTGGTATGGACGCTGCCATCAAGCGTGTCACAAAGTCTAGCGCGTCTTCGGTCAGTTGTGGGTCACGCAAGCCCCGCGCTGTCCAGTGCATACCAGACACAGACAGGTAAGTGCAGGGCGGATGCGCAATCATCATGTCCCATCCGTTGTTGATAATGTCAAACACATCACCTTCATAGTGCGGTCCTGGCACATCCGTGGGTAACAGATCGCATGACATAGCGTCATGCCCTGCCCGTATAAATGCGTCGCGTACTGTACCGCTGTACTCACAGGCTATTAATATATGCATCTATTTGCTCCTTGCTCCATAGTGTCGTGTACTGTTGATTAAGTCTTTTCATTTCTTCTGCGAATATTTTTTGGAGTGGTGAAAGCCTGCCACCCTTGGTTTTCAACTCCACGAATATCGTCCTGCCGTCTGGCAGACACGCTATCCTGTCCGACACGCCTTTGTGTGCGGGCGATGTGAACTTGTAGCTTTTGCCACCTAGACGCTCTATAGCCCATACGAAATAAGCCTCAATCTCTTTTTCTTTCATTTGCAAAATATAACATGAAAAAAGTATTTGACAACATTTAATTTTATGTGATCTAATGAAAGTTCTAAAGGAGAAACTACAATGTACGACAAAGAAATCTGCGACAATTATGTTGCCGCGTTAGAAAAAATAAGTATAGCTAAAAATAATTTTTCGGACGCAAGAGATGCGCAACAC